TGTACAGCTAAGAGCTACAAAGCATGGTGCTCCTATGGTAGACATGAAAGATGTTCCAAAAGAACTACGTGCTACTAAAAAGCAACTAGACGCATACAACAAGAACGGTGATTCTGACCCTAAGTTCTTTGAGCGTTGGGACTGGATCTTAGATGAAATGATCTGGGCGTTCGAACAAAAGTGCCGTGATGACTGGATGGAAGATTACGACTATAATAAATGGGATCGCGAAGGTGCAAAAGCACACCAAGATCGCATGAGCAATGGTTTCCGTTTGTTCGGGACTTATTTTGAAAACTTGTGGGACTAGTCTAGGTTACTAATGTGTTTGATATACTCAGTCATTGAATGATCGCCAAAGCTATCTACTTTACCTTGCTTTAACCCCATCCATATGCCGCGCCATCTATCTTTGATCATTTGCCAGCCAGTTGGGTTTCTATACTTACCATAGGCATTAAGATAATGCTGAGTACCATGATGTACATAACCCATTATTGCAAGTGGAACAGTAGTAACAATATCGTTGTTGTTCTTCCAGCGATGATGTACGACACCTAAACTATTACAGTAACCTCTCCAACCCACACGTGGTGAGCCAAACGTATACAGTTCAACTGGATCGCTAAGTTCTACGTCATGCATACAACGGCTTGCCATTATAGTTGCCATTGCCGCTCCTAGTGAGTGTCCACAGAACCAAAGTGTCTTGCCTAAGTTTGCTTTACGGTTAATGTCTTCGCATATCATTGGCCATAGCTCGTCTACTTCTGCTTTGAATCCTTGATGTACTCTACTAATAGTTTCAGCTACTACTGGTATTGCTTTTAAATCTGCACTGATGTCATTGAACTCTGTTGGTTGTGTTCCGCGACATGCTATTACTAAATCGTTCTTATTCATAAAACGATATGCTTGAGCTCCGTCTTTCTCGTAAAACTCTGTTGTTGTAAACCCTAATTTCTTTGCTTGACTCTTTGCATCTTTGATGTTACTATATGCTATACTAGCAAGATTCGCGAAGAGTAAGGAACGTTCGTTAAAAGTCATCTCTATTATTGTCATAATGGTCTCCCTCATTGTCTATACTCATATTTATTCTTACGCTAAATACATTTACGGAGCAGTAATATGAAAAAAACTACAAGAAGCCTGTTACAGGAATTAACTGATATTAGTAAAAGAGATAGTTCGTTTAACGATCATCTCATTGAAGCTAAATGCGCTAATCTTATAATTAGTTGCGTAAATATTTTAGAAAAAATTGGCAACTCATATGAACCTGAAGTTGCTGCTGACCTGCAGAGAAAGTTTATGAATAGTATTAGAGCAGGCGATCCTAAGAAATTTAAACGTTCAATGGATCGAATTATTGAGAGTAAAAAATGAAACTATTTGAAGGCGGAGCAATGCCCGGAGTTGGGCCAATACATATTGACGAAATCAATCCAACTCTTTCTGTGTTAGAAAAGAAGCTAGGTATTGATCTAATTAATAATGCATTAGGCAGTGTAGGTAAAAAAGAATTTAGTGGTGACATTGATGTTGCACTTCAAATAGAACCAGATGCGATTCCAGAGTTTGTAGAAAAATTAAAGAAGTTGCCCGAAATACTTGACATTGCTAAAAGTTCTGTTATAATGACAAAAGTTAAAATAGAAAACTTTGATCAAAATAAAACAACATCAAAGCCAAGAACAGGATATGTGCAAATAGACTTTATGCCAGGAGATCCGGGTTGGATGAAAACTTATTATCATTCACCTAGTGATAAAGAATCAAAGTACAAAGGTGTGTTCCGTAACTTAATGATAGCAACTATATGTGCTATCTATCAACGTAATGATTCAGAAGAAAAAATAGATGATGGCCGACCAGTTGAAAGTGAACGTTGGATGTGGTCGCCTACTGATGGACTTGTGAGAATTAAACGTACACCTGTACCAAAAAAGAATGGTCAAGGATACACAAAGAAAAACAATAACGAAATTATTAATAAACCTATTAAGGATGCTAACGGTATTGCAAAAGGACTAGGGCTAGATGGTGCTGCTGATTTAAACAGTTACGAAAGTTTAAAAGCTGCTATCGAAAAAAATTATGATCCTGCAATGGTAGATAAAATATTAACTGGTTTTGCTAAGAATGGAACAGTACAAGATATTGGTGTTCCGGATGATTTAAACAACGAAGAGCTCGACCGTATCAAAGAATTAAGCGGATTGAACTTAAATAGTACTGTTATGGCAGGTAATGGTATTAGGATGAATAAATGAGATATAGTGATTTTAAATTAGTTGAAACCAAGTTAAAAGGTAATGCTGTTCAACTTAAAGAAGGAGCACGTATACAACATGCTGAAGACCTTGTGTTTTGGGAAGGTAGTAAAGGTGCAGTTCGTGCAATCGAAAGCCTAAAGAAACTAGAACAAGGTGGTCATACTGATGTTACAATTAAGTGGGACGGATCACCTGCAATTATTTTTGGACGTAATGAAGCTGGTGAGTTTGTTCTCACAGACAAGTCAGGATTTGATGCAAAAGGATATGACGGTAAAGCTACAAGTTCTAAAGACCTAGCACAAATGTTTATGAATCGCCCAGGCTATGCTAAGAATCCTGAAGGGTATGGAGTATTAGTTAATAATATGAAGTCTGTCTTTGATAAGTATGAAAAGGCAGTACCAAAGGACTTTCGGGGATATTTTAAAGGCGACCTATTATATTTTAACACACCTGAAATAATTAACGGAACGTATACATTTACCCCAAACATTGTAACGTACAAAGTAGATGTTGATAGTGAAATGGGCAATCGTATTTCTAAAAGTAAAACAGCAGTTGTAGTACACAGTATGCAAGACGAACAAGGTAGTCAGTTAAAGTTACCAAATGATGTTAAGAACTTGTTCCAAGGTGAAGAAGTGTTTGTAGTTCCTCCTGTAACAGTTACAAAAGCACCGCAAGTAAACAATGACGATATTACACAGTTGAAACAGATTGTATCAAAAAATGCTGCTGGGATTGATAAACTTTTAGATCAAGCAACACTTACACAGCTAAAGTTAAAAAACTTACCTCAAATTTTATATAACTATACTAACAGCAAAGTAGATACAGGATTAGATAATCTTGGCGCAGACTTTTTGCCCTGGTTAAATTCTAAAAAAGAAAGCGATGCAAAAAAGCAGCGTATTGGCGATTATATACAACAGAATAAAGTAGGTTGGAAAGCAATCTGGGACACAGTTTCGGCAATAATAAGAGTTAAAAATGATATAATCAAACAATTTGACCAACATGACACAGACGTACGAGCATCAATTGGAGACCACGGACCGGTTAATTCAGATGCACACGGTGACGGAGGGGAAGGCTATGTACTTGCTCATCCTGAAGGAGACATTAAACTTGTCTCAAGAGAGTATTTTTCAAAAGCAAACAGAGCAGTGGAGAGATAAATGAAAATTAACGAACTAATAGAAGCTAGTAGAAGTTCACTAGGAGATCTAGGCCTAAGCAAGCACGGATCAGAACTTGACAGGGATGATGACGCACCAGGATTTAAACAATCACCAATGTTTGATCAATTAGGTAAAGTCCTTGATTCACGTGGTAGTCCTAAACCAGTAACTTCGGTTAAAACAGATGATGGCAAAGAACTTAACGTAACAGTTGATCAAGCAAGAATGTTACGTATGTTTGCAACTACAGACAAAGTGAAGCCAATTGTAAGAACACAATTCACCAAAGACATTCAGCACAGTAGAGGCCTACATGATTTTTTAGATATTAAAGACTATCATGAAATGCCAAAATTGTTTATGCAAAAATACTTAGGCTAACATGGATTTTTTAAAAGACTTACATGAAGCAAGGATGACTCGTAATGACTCTGATCAAAGGAGTCTTACTTACACAGATGTGTGTGAGAAACTATATCTACATCTGTTGGTCTTAGAACTTTTAAAAAACTATGACAGTGCAAAGCCTTTTGTAAAGATGTACGCACAAAAGACAACCACACACGATTCTTACAAGCATTTTAGAATACACGCTACTGATTTGTATAATTTAATTTATTTTGCTACTGGTGATAAAGCAGCAATAGACAAACTAAAAAATCCTGGAGCAGCACAAAAACAACGTGACACTACTCAGATACCAGTATTAGCTTTGAATAGATATATCACAAATTTAAAATCTAGTAGCTCAATAAATGAATCGCAACTGCTTATGAAATTAGAAACTGCTCTTAAGGTATCACTTTATAAAGACCTTAGACGAAACATAACAAGTATTAAACGTCTCTCTCCGCAACAGTTAAAAGAAACAGTTACAAAATTATTATTTGCTTGTAGAGCAAAACTAAGGAATAGTGATATTATTAGTGAGTTAGAAACACTTGCTGCAAATAAAGACTTAGAACGATATAATGTAAAAGATACTGAACCAAAAGTAAGCACTCCTGATCTTTTACCTAGTACAAAAGAACTTGCTCGTTATAGATATATTGTGGGACAGACTAATCTTGTGCTAACAAAACAACTAATCGATAATGCAAAAGCTGGTAGAGGTGCAACTTCGCAACAACTTAAAGCATATATTCCTGCTATGGAAATTATAGATGATATTGTTACTGGCGGTCCAACTTATATACAGCAGCTAAAGAACATACAAAAACGAGCAAAAGACCGTCGATAAAGACTAATTTAAGTTTAAGATGATAAATATATATGTAAGACACAAACAATTCACTGAGCGTGAATTGCCATTAAACAACATATAGGAGAAATAAAATGGCAGGTATCGGATTTGGAACAAATTTCAACAACGACAATTATAAAGTAACAGCAGGTAACGGTCTAGGACCAGTAACACGCATCTGCACAATCGTAAACACAGGTCAAACTCAATCAGAGTTAGACTCAGCAATCCAAGCACTAACAACTGGTGTAACAGTATCGGGTACATTTTACCCAGGTGGAACAGTTGCAGCTGTAACAGCACTAGCTGACACAGTATATGTTGCACTACAAGGCGGCGTTGCACCAGAAGGTACAGCAAGTTCATACACAACAGATACCACAGTAACAGTTGTAGCAACGTTTACTGACTAAGAATTCCTAGCTACCATAGGAACGTGATACGGCCGTAATGGCAGGCGTCACATAAAGGAGTCACTTTTTAAGTGGCTCTTTTTTTATGACTGTAAATATGTTATGCAATCATTTAATTTACATACATTAGTTGATATAACAGAAACTAATGAATACAGACCAAGTAACGGACAATTACGTTATCGTCAGCAACAAAACTTTCAGACAGTAATTAATATAATTGGTCTTCGTGCAAATGTTGTAACAATCAAATCTCCTGTAGTTTCTCCTAGTTCAAATTACAAATTTGGTAATTTATATAAAACTAAACAAAAGGTTTGGACATATGTATTCAGTATAGAACAAGAAGGTGCTATCGAAAAAGATATGTTAATACACGACTTTAATCATGTTCCGGTAATTGTTGATTTAGAAGAAACTGCTGAAATTAGAAATAAACTTTTTCTTACAAAAGGCAACTATACTAATATTATTTTTGATATTATTGATAAATAATATTATACAACTAAACAAGGCATTAAATTTTTATAAAGGCAATACGTTTAAAACGACTTCCATGGAGAATTTATGTCGACCCTTGCAGCAACATCATTAGAAAAAGAAAGTCTCGAAGCACACGTAGATCTATGTGCAGTTCGTTACGAACAACTTGACAATCGTTTAACCAAGGTTGAAGTTAAATTAGATGGTATTGCAGAACAAATGGCCGCAGGACAAAATAGCTTAACAAAAGTTATCATAGGCGCAACTGGAACTATTGTTGCTGGCCTACTATCAACAATCGTAGTAATACTCTTTCAACTATCATAAAGCATAAATACTTTTATGTTACTTAGATCTTTATTCATAACCGAATCATTATCCGAAGCAGGCGATATTCCGTTCACACCAAAGAACTTTATGCCATTGCTAAAAAACATTGACACTTCTAGTAGTCAATGGCGTAGAACCAAACGAGGTAGTATCAACACAGGTGAACTACAATTGTTACAACGAGTTCTACAATACTTAGATTATAAACCAGGAAAGCCCGATGGGTGGTTTGGAAAGAAAACAGCACGAGCTGTTATGGCATTCCAAAAAGACCACGACTTAACTGTTGACGGCGATCCAGGCAAAAATACTATTGCTAAGATAATTAGTGTAATCGAAGCAACGATGGAAGGCACTCCAGATAACCCAAGAAAAGTAACACGGTTAATAGTTGGACAACTGAATGATTATGTGTTTGCTTACAACGGCGACAATTACAATAGACTTAAAGCAACACACGAAGTAGTACAGATTGATGACTACGGTAACAGAGCATCAAGCAATCCTCGTATTTTAATGCCACGTATGCCGATGCAAGGACAACCGCCAACCAATCCAGAAGGTCCTCTTTACACAGGACAAGGTGTTCCGATAGAACAACCAGAAGCTCCTGCTCCTGCTATCGATACTGATGCTATAGGAAGGTCAATTGACTCGGCACCTAATAACACACCGGCATCTAATAATACTCCAGCACCTACTACAACTAATCCAGGTGTACCAACTCAAGAAGTTGGTAACATGGTTCGACAAGCGTATAACGACAAAGATTATGATAAAGCACTTAAAATAATTAATTCATGGGATAGATTAAAAACAGTTTGGCAAGGAAAAGCAACTGCAAATGGATCAACTCTATACAAAGACTTAGTAGCATTAGCAGCACAACAAGAAAGTGTAACTAATGAAGCTATGGCATGGGCACGTTCTGGAACAAAAGTAGTTCGCAAGTATCGTTGCAGCAGCGGAAGTCGCAAGGGTAGAATAGTATCAGATGTAACGCAGTGTTTTAAAGCACCTGATGTTAAAAAACGAGCAACACTTAAAAAGACAAAAGCACGTTTAGGATCACGTATGGCACGTAAGTCTAAACGTACTAAAAAGATAAACCCTGCTAGTAGAAGAATACAGGCATTAAATAAATGAGACTAAGAGATTTTGACGAATCAGCAGTTGCAATTTGGAGCAAGTCAGGAACTAAGGCTGTCCGAAAATACAGGTGTAGTGCAGGTCAACGCAGAGGACAAGTAGTTAGTAGTCCAGCAACTTGTACTAAACCTAAAAATGTAAAAGCTAGTCGAAATCTTAAAACAACTAAACAAAGAAAAAGTAATATAATTAAAGTAAAAAGAGCAACAACAATGAGGTCTAATCCTACAAGTCAACGATTGTCAACATTGAACAAAAGTTCTAGAAGAAAACTAAAACCAAAAACAAAAGCGAGAAAGTTATGAAAGTATTTGAAGTAATGGCTCCACAAGAGCTTAATGTAGTTAGGGACGATCCTAGAAAAACCACATTAGTTGACCCAAAAACAAAAGTTCAGACTATTATTCCTAAAGATCCAAAGAAGCCAGGAATGATCGCTAAAGACAAACAAGGTAAATTAACCTTAGATACAAAAACAACAGGGACAGTTGACAATACTATTAAGCCAGGGCAAAAGGTTACAGTAGGACCTCAATGAAGATCAATCAACTCATAAATGATTTTATCGTTTTTACAACGAACGAAGAACAAGAACTATTAAATAGTCTTAGTAACGATGTACGACCATACCAAAGTTTCTCAGAAAGAGATCAGATGGTATTAGAGACATTGAATCGAAAGAGTTTAATAGCAAAAGTATTCACAAAAAATCAATGTTGGGTGATGAGAAATGGCGAATTATGAAAGTGCAGTTAAGAAGTTACAAGACTTACTAGCTGAAAAAGACTTAGAACAAATTCCGCATACGATTGACAACAAGATAGTCATAGGTTCAGTTGTAATTAAACCTACTAAAGGCGGAAACTACATTGTTATTGATAGAAAAAGTAACAGCACAGTGTTGTTCTATTCGAAAATAAGTGCTCTAGCATTTGCTAAGAATATAAAACATTCTGCAGTAGCAAACAAGATTGAACATATTGATTCGTTATTAAGTAAGCACGAAATTGATTGTAGATTTTATAGAAATACTATTAAAAAGTCAAAGTCGTCAATATCAGTAGTAGTTGCAGAACAAAGATATGATGTTAGTAAGTTATATGTATCTGAATGCAAACAGAAACTTTACGATTTAATTTTTAATTGATAAATAATAATATACAAACAGTTAGGATTTACTGATGAGAATAACAGAATTCAAAAAGATAACAGCTTCGATGCTTAACGAATCACTTGCTAAAAAGTACGGCAAGAAAATAAACCTTGAGTCATTTACGCTTGAACAATTACAAGACGTTAGAAATAGAATTAGAACTAAACTTAGTCAATTTGAAACTAACGAAAGTTACAATGCTGTTCAGAACGAAACATATCAAAAATCCAAACTAATGTTAGATGTTCTTAATGCAGAAATTAACGAGCGTGCTCACGTAGCTGAAGCAGTTGACGATTGCGACGAAACTTGTCCTAAGAGTTGCCCAGACTGTGGAGGCACAGGAAAAGCAAAGACTGATGATAAAAAAGTTGACGAAGGTAAGCCAGACTTTTTAGACCTAGACAAAGACGGAGATAAAGAAGAGCCAATGAAGAAAGCAGCTAAAGACGCTAAGAAGAAGAAAGTAGACGAAGGTAAAGATATCATCGGAAATTACTTTACTACTTTATTAGAAGGTGCAGAAGATCACGCTGAACTAGTAATGGCAGCAAAAGACATGGTAGACCGTTTAACTGGTTGGATGGAAGACACCGCAGAAATGCAGTCAGAATCAATGTTAGAATTAGCAGATGCTATACGTGACGAAATGGGTGCTGAACAAGCAGACCAATTTACAAACACTGTGAAGCCTGCACTTGAAGCAATGTACGCTACAATGGAAACAACAAGAGTTTCTTTAACACAAGGTGTGGGACAAATTACAGGTGAAGCTGAGCCAGCAGACATGATGGGTGCTGACGATGATGCAGCAATGCCAATGGATGATGCAGAAGCAGATATGGAAATGCCAGTAGACGGCGACATAGATATGGATGACTTTGCAGCAGATGGCGCAGCAGCAGGCGGCGACGAAGAAGCTGCTCGTGCAAAACGTGAGTCACGTATGAACAAAAAACGAGCAATGCTTGAGCAGTCACGTCGATTAGGTGCAATCCTCTCAAAAAAAAAGTAGTTGAAGATTCGAGTACAGATGCATTAGTGCAACTGTTGAAGCACCTTGACGAACGAGGTGTAAAGAAAGTATCATACGAGCAATTAGATAAATTAATGTCTAACATGGATGCACAAGAATATTCATACGAAACATTTGATGCTGCATATAATGCTGATCCGGTCATTGCTAATATTGTAGATAATTACAACGGTGAAGAAATTATTTTTCAAAAAGAAAAACGAGTAAACAAAAAATCTAAAGGCAGTGATGTCAAGCAGATGGCAAAACGTGCAACGGATCTAAAAGACTTAAATTAGTTGACAACTTAACTTTACTATGCTATAATATAAATTAACTAATAGGAGTTTATATGACTAGCCGTACCGATGAAGAAATCATTATACAAATAAAAGAATTAATAGAAAGCCATGTTAAGCCGTCAGTAGCAAGCCATGGAGGTAACATTGAGTTTGTTTCCTATGATGAGGGTTACTTACTTTTAGAACTAGGCGGAGCATGTTCAGGTTGTGCCGGAAGTACAATGACACTTAAAATGGGTGTTGAAAATATGTTAAAACATTTTGTTCCAGAAATAAGAGAAGTTGAGTCAGTTGATGATCCTTATAGCACAGTCAATCCGTTTTACACTGACACAAGTATGTTTAGATAGGATTAGAAATGAGCTTAATAACTAATAAATTTGAATACCAACCTATTAAAAGAAAAGAAGTAGACGGCAAAAGAAAGTATCTTACCCCAGACGGACATGCCGTTGCCAGTGTTACTACAATTCTAAGTGCAACAAAAGATATGAGTCATCTTATTGCGTGGCGGAAACGTGTAGGAGAACAGAAGGCAAGAGAAATTACAACAGAAGCTGCAGGTGTTGGTACACGTATGCACAAGTATCTTGAAGACTATGTTGAAACAGGTGAGTGGCCTACTCCGGGTAGTAACCCGTATGCACAGCAAGCACATAGTATGGCACAAGTTATCAAAGACAAAGTAATGGATGATGTTGTAGTATGGGGTAGCGAGGTTAATTTATATATGCCACAGATGTATGCAGGAACTACTGACTTAGTAGGAACATACAAAGGACAGCCTGCTATTATGGACTTCAAGCAAACCAATAAGCCTAAGAAACTAGAGTGGGTAGTAGATTACTTCTTACAGCTAACAGCCTATGCTGAAGCACACAATGAAATTTATGGCACAGAAATACGTGAAGGACATGTGTTCATGTGTAGTCGTGCAGGTGAGTATCAACAGTTTGATATTTGGCCTGATGAGTACGACGAGTGGCGAACTGAATGGTACAATAGAGTTTATCAGTATTACGAACAACACGCATAAATACATAATAACATTGTAGGAGAATTGTAGTGGCCGTAGTTCAGATCAGCCGTATCCAGGTTCGTAGAGGAAAAGAAAATGCAGACACAGGTGTTCCGCAGCTAGCCGGCGGCGAGTTTGCCTGGGCTGTTGATACGCAAAGTTTGTACATTGGTAATGGCGCAGTTAGTGAAGGATCGCCATCAGTTGGTAATACAAAAATACTAACAGAGTCAGATGATTTATTTTCGTTAACTAACTCATATCAGTATGCTAAACTTAAAAGTTATGTTACAACTGGTAGTGACCTAGACAGACCTGTAAAGAGATCTTTACAAAATAGATTAGATGATTTTGTAAATGTTTTATCGTTTGGTGCTGCAGGTGACGGGACCACCGACGACACTGCAAGTATACAACGAGCAATTGATCAGCTATTCCTTAATGACGCAACAATTAATCAAGAGTTTGCTAGAGTCAAACTTCTTATACCAGCTGGAAATTATAAGATTACAGAAACATTATATCTTCCTCCGTTTGCAAGTCTAGTAGGCGATGGCAAAGAAAAAACAGTAATTACACAAACAGCCGATAAGCCTGCTATGAAAACAGTTGACGGCGAACTACCAATAAATAAATTAACAAGAGATGATTTATTAACAACAACTGGACCAAATCAAACTAATCAAGTTTTAATTGAAGGTATTACTATAAAAAATTCTACAAATAATATTGGATTATTTGTACAGACTTGTAAAGATAGTGTGTTTAGAGATTTAGGTTTTGAAGGTCCTTGGATAGCAATAGACGGTGACATTGCTAATAACAATGCAATATACTTAGAACAGTTGAATGCATCTATTACAACAACTAGTAATATGTTTGAAAACATTACAATGAGCGGATACAGCAGACTAATTAATGCCGATGATGAAGTTGTAAATAATAAGTTTACAAATTGTATACTTCACAACTCGAGATACGGAGTTGTTTTTGGAAGTGCTCCTCGAGGCATTCCAGGAAGTAGTGCTGGCCCACTAGATAATACAATTACACAATCACTGTTTAGATCGATACATAGTCAAGCAATATGGATTGCATTAGGCACTGGCAACATTAGTAGTGCAAATAGATTTGAAGATAACGTTGGGTATAACTTTGGAGGAGCATCTTCTGTAACAAAAACAAGTGTTCTTTCTTTTGATAATCCAGGTAACGATAGTGTCGGCGATACATTCCTTCGTTCTAAACAATTGGGAACTGATTTAAATTATGTTGCTGTTCCATATGTTGCAGAAATTACTGGCTACGTTGTGTCTACACTAGCCGGACAGCAAAAAGTTCCGTTAGGTAACACAGCTGGTTCTTTTTTAGATTGTTTTAGATTAGGCGGCACTGAAGATTGTGTATACGAAATAGAATATATCTTTACATCGAACGATATTAGTCATTTTACTAGAAAAGGTACACTTACAATTACTTTAAATAGAAATGATACAAACAGTGCAAGTCAAGTAGCACTTACTGACGACTACGAATATGCAGGCCCAGATACTTATAATGAGAGTCTTCAATTTGTTGCTAGGTTCGAAGACGGAATTGATACAATTTTTGTAGAATATAACAGTAATTTACTTGACACAGCGCAAAATTTAGTGTATAAAGTAAGTATAATATCCTAACATAAGAAATCAAAAATGTTTAACAAAAAGTTTGAAGACCGGCTTCGGCTGTGGAGTAGTTTTCGAGATACCTTAACAGACGCGGAAGACCCGCTACAAGACACAATAAATCTGTTCAATAGTGCTCCGATAACGAGCATTGCAACAGACCCGTACGACTCTACTACATGGCCAACTCCATGGCAAATTATTCAAGAAAATGAGTACTGCAAATTTGTAAAATTACTTGCAATTTGTTACACTCTGCAATTAAGTGACCGGTTTTCTGGATCATCGTTTGTCATATATATAGCATCGACTAAGGAAATGACACACTACTTGTTGTACGTTGATGACCTAGTTGTAGGTTATGAGCATACAACATACGTTCATAAAAGCAAAGTTGAAAATACAATAATCGAAACAAAATATGTTATGCCTAGCATAAACTAAATACCTAACCAAACGGCAATCAGGAGATAAAAATGGTAAACGCAATTCATATCGTCAAGCGCAACGGAACTAAAGAAGAACTGAATATAGAAAAAATCCACTTTGTTGTGCAAAACGCATGTGATGGGTTAGCAGGAGTAAGTAGTAGTCAAATTGAAATGAATGCTAACATTCAATTTTACGATGGCATGAGTACTAACGAAATACAAGAGATTTTAATACGTAGTGCCAATGATCTTATTAGTCTCGAAAATCCAAATTATCAAACAGCGGCGGCTAGGTTACTTGGATATGCGTTATACAAACAGGTGTTTGGACAGTATGACTCTATTCCGTTTATCGAAATGATCAATAAAAATATTGAACGTGGACTGTATGATCCTGCAATACTAGAAAGTTATACTGAAGAAGAAATTGCAACTTTTGATCGTTATATACATCACAAGCGAGACGAGAATTTTACCTACGCAGGATTGCGTCAGGTGGTTGACAAATACCTAGTACAAGATCGCTCAACAGGTGAACTATTTGAAACACCACAACACATGTATATGATGATAGCGGCAACACTATTTGCTAACTATCCAACAGAAACACGTATGCACTATGTAAGGAGATACTACGATGCTACATCACTTTTCAAAATCAACATCCCCACCCCAGTCATGGCGGGGGTGCGCACTCCAGTCAGACAGTTTGCCTCCTGTGTCCTCGTTGATTCAGATGACACGCTTGATTCCATTTTTGCCAGTGATATGTCTATTGGACGTTACACAGCGCAGAGAGCTGGCATCGGCATTAACGCAGGGCGCATCAGAGGAGTTAATTCAAAAATTCGAGGAGGCGAAGTTGCGCACACAGGAATTGTCCCGTTTCTAAAGAAGTTTGAAAGTACAGTACGTTGTTGTACACAGAATGGTGTGCGTGGCGGCAGTGCTACTACACACTTCCCTTTTTGGCATCAAGAGATTGAAGACATCCTAGTGCTAAAGAACAACAAAGGCACAGAAGACAATCGTGTGCGTAAGTTAGATTATTCAATTCAGCTTAACAAAACTATGTATGAAAGATTGTTAACCGGTGGCGATATAACTCTTTTCTCGCCGCACGATGTACCGGGCTTGTATGATGCATACTTTGGTGATGCAGACAAGTTTAAAGAACTTTACGAAAAGTATGAACGTGCTACAAGTATTAAAAAGACTAAAGTTGACGCAATGGCGTTGTTTAGTGCATTAATCAAAGAACGTGCTGAAACAGGACGTATTTACATTATGAACGTTGATCACTGTAATACACATAGTTCATTCAAAGACACAGTATATATGAGTAATCTATGCCAAGAGATTACATTACCGACTAAGCCACTAAATCATATCGATGATCCAGATGGCGAGATTGCTTTATGCATTCTAAGTGCTATCAATGTAGGTATCATTAAAACATTAGATGACTTGGAAGAGTTATGTGAATTAGCAGTAAGGGCATTAGAAGAAATTATTGACTATCAAAACTATCCAATCAAGGCAGCTGAGATTAGTACAAAAGCAAGACGTTCATTGGGTGTAGGTTATATTGGTCTTGCACATTATCTTGCTAAAAATAAGGTACAATATAGTGATGCTTCCGCCTGGACGTTAGTACATGATTTATCAGAAGCATTTCAGTATTACTTGCTCAAAGCTAGTAACAAATTAGCACAGGAGCGTGGTGCTTGTGACTACTTTGATCGCACTAAATACTCAGACGGCATTCTTCCTATTGATACATATAAGACAGATGTCGATAATATTGTGGAGAACAAGTTAAACTATGATTGGGATACTTTACGGAGCGACATCAAGGAGCACGGACTTAGGCACAGCACATTGTCCGCACAAATGCCTTCGGAGAGTAGTTCCGTTGTGTCGAACGCAACAAACGGCATCGAGCCACCTAGAGGTTACTTGTCCGTTAAGAAAAGCAAAAAAGGGCCTCTTAAGCAGATTGTTCCACAGTATCAGTCTTTAAAGCAATACTATACATTACTATGGGATATGCCAAGCAACGAAGGTTATATCAATGTAGTAGCAGTAATGCAGAAGTTCTTCGACCAAGCTATTAGCGGCAATTGGAGTTATAACCCAACACAATATCCAGACAACGAAGTACCTATGAGTGTAATGATGCAAGACTTGTTAAACACTTACAAGTACGGTTGGAAAACATCGTACTATCAAAACACTTATGACTACAAAACAGATCCAAGTGAATTAATTGACGAGCCAGCACACAATGTTGGATGGCACGATAATCAACCAGAAGTACACCCGCATACTTTGGCAGTAGAAGACGACGAAGAGTGCGAGGCATGCGCTATTTAACGGTTGACTTTGTAAACAGGATAATATATAATAATAAAACAGACAGATAGGAAAGCAAGATGGCAAAAACAGTTTTTAATAAAGACAAGGTGGATTTCACCAAACAGAATATGTTCTTCGGAGCAGATCAAAACACACAGCGTTATGATGTGTTTAAGTTTCCAGTGTTTGATAAATTGAATCAAACAATGCTAGGATACTTTTGGCGCCCAGAAGAAGTAAGTCTACAAAAAGACAGAGCCGACTTTGCTAACTTCCGCCCAGAGCAGAAGCATATCTTTACAGCAAATTTAAAGTATCAAACACTGCTCGACAGTGTCCAAGGACGTGGTCCATGCCTAGCATTTTTGCCGCATGTTTCAATTCCTGAACTAGAAGGATGTATTGTTACTTGGGACTTCTTTGAAACAATCCATTCACGTAGTTATACACACATTATGAAAAATGTGTATGCTGACCCTGCAGAAGTGTTTGACACTATTCTAGATGACGAGAAGATTATTGCTCGTGCAACAAGTGTTACTAAACACTATGATGCATTTACAGAAGCAGCTGATGCTTACACACACCGTGGTGAAGGCTCAATGCGTGATGTTAAGAAGAAACTGTATCTTGCAATGATGACTGTGAACATCCTAGAAGGCTTGCGTTTCTATGTAAGTTTTGCATGTACTTTCGGCTTTGGTGAACTAAAACTAATGGAAGGCTCAGCAAAGATTATTAGTCTTATCGCTCGTGACGAAGCACAGCACTTAGCACTAAGCACACACGTATTGAAGTTGTGGGCACAAGGCAAAGACGATCCAGAGATGGCTAAGATTGCTAAAGAGTGCCAAGAAGAAGTATACGACCTATGGCGTGAGTGCGTTGCAGAAGAAAAAGATTGGGCAGAGTATCTGTTCAAAGACGGATCGATGATTGGTCTAAACACAACACTATTGAATCAATATGTTGAATACATTGCTAACCGCAGACTAAAGGCGCTAGGCATGCAAGCAATATTTGATCAACCAGTAAACACTAACCCACTACCTTGGACACAGCATTGGTTAAGTAGCTCAGGGCTACAAGTTGCACCACAAGAGACAGAAGTTGAGTCTTACGTTATTGGCGGCATTAAGCAAGACGTAGATAAGAATGCATTAAAAGGATTTAGTTTATAAGATGGAATTACTATTAACAGTTGTTATTTGGGGAGCATTTGTATATGGAATATATAAATGGGCAGAGTTTAAAGGACGTAACGCAACAGTATGGGCTGTTGCTGGCGCACTAATTAGTCCATTTATTGTAGGTATTGTTTTTCTGTTTGTACCAAAGACATTAGAAAAACAAGCAGAAGAAGCAAAACAACTTAAAAAACTAATGGAGGACTAAATGATAGTCATTTGGGGTAAGCCAGCATGTCCATATTGCGATCGAGCAAAACAAGTTTGTGAACAACGTGGATATGAATTTGAATACAAACAACTGGGTACCGACTTTGATAGAGATCAAGTGTTAGAGGCATTTCCAAATGCAAGAACATTCCCTCAAATCGTAGTAGGCGGCAAAGCAGTTGGCGGCTATGATCAATTTGTAAAATACATTGAAGACACTAACTATAACGGAACAGGACATTCACTATGATGATTCAACAGAACTATAAAAAGGCAGATGCAATTACACTTAAAACTATTAGTGGTGAGGAAATTGTAGCACGATTTGTAGAAGATGATAACTTTACTATGACTATTGAGAAACCAATGGCAGTAATGATGACACAGAATGGACCAGGACTTGGTCCTTGGACAGTAACAACACATCCTGATGTAAAAATTCAAATAAATAAAAGTGCAGTTATTTTTACAACTAAGACTGATAACGAAATGGCTAAACAATACATTGAAGCAACTTCAGGTATCAAGATGGTGTAACAAGGAGTCGCAATGGCCACACTTAATATTGCACGTAAAGCAGGCAGCGGAGACGTTGTTAATACAGTTCATGTAAGTGTTGGTGACGCTGATTCTGATGACGGCATTGCATGTGATGCAGCCCCACAGAACATAAACACAGATGTAGGCAGTAGTACAGTCTTTGTTGAGTTTCACGGTGTTGTAAGAGAAGGCGATGCTGTTGAAGCACATACTATTCCTGGTTGTAGTACACACGCCCCCGGACTTGCAACATACAGCGGCAACGTATATGTTGAAAACAAAAAAGTAGGCCGTGAAGGCGATACTTATGGTTGTGGAGCCAAAATAACTTCAGTAGGTCAAAGCACCGTTTGGGCAAATAAAGGTTGACAACATCTAATTCCTATGCTATAATACGTTATGAATTAGGCAATTAGAAAGGCAAACTATGAAAAACAAAGTAATTCTTACAGATTGTGATGGCGTTATCCTTGACTGGTTATATGCGTTTGATCAATGGATGGCACGACATGGATACACTATTGTTCAAGAAGGACAATATCGAATGGAGCTCAAGTACGGTTTAGAACGTGCAGAAGCCAAACGTTTGATAAGAATGTTTAACGAAAGTGCAGCTATTAGGAAACTTCCGCCGTTGCGTGATGCAATTAAGTATGTAAGAAAATTACATGAAGAGCATGGATACATTTTTCATGCCATAACAAGCCTTAGTAAAGACCAATATGCGTGTCATCTACGTACAAAAAACTTGCGTGAGCTATTCGGCGATACAGCATTTGAGGAGTATGTATATCTAGACACAGGTGCAGACAAAGATGATGAGCTAATCAAATATGAAGGCACTGAATGTTGGTGGATAGAAGATAAACCTGAAAATGCCGAATGTGGTGTTAAGTTTGGTTTAAATTCTTTATTAATTGACCATGACTTCAACCAATATTATACAGGGAACATTCCTCGTGTAAAGAATTGGAAACAAATTTATAATATTATTACAGGAGATACAGATGAATAATACAATACATGAAGAAATCGTACAAGCATTTAATAACTATCTTGCAGAAGCAGAGACATTTGACGAAAAAGGTGTCAAGGCAGCGGCAGCAAGAGCCCGTAAAGCATTGGGTGACTTAGGCAAACTTACAAAAGAACGCCGCAAAGAAATCCAAGACAAAAAGAACGACATGTGATGAGCGGTCAGCGGCGCTGGCTTAAAGTATGGGCTCGCACTGTTGGTATGCCTGTTGGCATCGACGATAACGATAAGCCAGAATTCCTTCCTATTACACAATCAGATGTAAAGAAGGCTCTGGCTTTTCGCACCTTTTGGATCATATTGCACGTTGTTACTTGTAGTATGATCATTATAGGCAATGGTAGAACTTTAAACTTTTGGTAAGGAGATGACCTAATGATGTGGATGGATTATAATATAATGCAAGCCGGTGATAACTTTTGTATAGAAGGCGATTGGCCTGGAGAAGTAATGGGATTAGATAGGCAAGGAAATCCTGGTAATAAGGATCATCCGTTGTATAAACCAGGCGATGTGTTTATAGTAAACGAAAGTGGTTGGCTAATAAAGACTGATGAAGTCAATGCGTTACTGCTAAAACATCAATCCAAAAACACCGACAGTTAGCGCCAACATTCTGTTATTGTGTAAATACACATATGACGCACAAAGAAGCATACAGATTGTTTTGGATGGTTAAAGGACATATCCCAGAGAGTGATGCTACAGCATTACAATCAGCAGATGGATATTTTAAAAGACTATGGGCCGACGGGTGCAATGGGGCTCCGTTATATGATTACGAAAAAGGTTTTGAACAAGCATATAATAGGAGATTCCACAATGGATCCAAAAGGATTATCGTCTCTAAGTGAAGACGATCTAAAGTGTTTAGAAAAAATAGTTGCGGTAAAGTTTGCAGAAGCATGTGAGTATGCAAAAACATTTGATACAAAAAATGGATGGCATTCTAATACTAAGTCGCAACAGTTGCTTAGAATAATGAACGCAGTTCGATCTACAAAAACTGCTAAAAGAATAAAAGAACAACGCTGGTAAATCAATGGTTGACATGCTTTCAAAAGTATGTTATAAATATACTTGTAATGTTGAAGCGATTTGACGACTGAACTGGACCCGGGGGCGGTACCCGGCAGCTCCACCATAAACACACTGAGAACGTGCAAGCGTCAGTAAGTCTATAAAGGGTCGCAACCTTGAGCAACAGTGTGTTTATGATGGGGCTGAAATAGGATCGACAGGCAGGATAGAAGAGTGGAGTTACCGGGATGTAAGCGCCGTTACCGCGAACAAACATTCTAAATGCAAACGCAAATAGAGCGCCAGAAATGGCAATGGCAGCCTAGTTAGGCTTCCGGGGTATGGGTTCCACCTAGCAACAGAACGGACCCATTTACAACGAAAGATACTATGCAACATAATACACACGGTTTTGAAGTAGAAGTAAATGAACACGATGTAGTAGATAAAGTCTACTCAGATATTACACCTCGTATAGAACAAAGCGAATGGGTGGTAAAATTAAAAAATCAAGCAGGCGAAGAATGGAAGACTAGATGCACTGAGCATTATGCTTGGAAGGCAGCTGATTACATTATTGAACTTGAAAATAAAGTTAAAGAACTACAAGAGGAAATAAATGAAATACGTAATTGATATTGACGGAACCATTTGTCAAGAAGTTTTAAAACCAGACGGCAAAAAAGACTATGCTCTTCATGCGCCGATGCCAGAGCGCATTGCAAAAGTAAATGCATTATATGACGCAGGACATACAATTAAATATATGACAGCACGTGGTGCTGTTAGTGGCGTAGACTATTTTGAACTTACTTATAAACAGCTAATGGATTGGGGCGCAAAGCATCATGAATTAAGTGTCGGCGAAAAAGAACACTACGATGTATGGATTGACGATAAGGCATTTTGGAGCGAAAACTTTTTTCGCGAAACAGGTGAAACTTATGAGTGATCATAGATTTATAGCAGCAATGGATCACAGTGGTGGTTCAACAGGCGGAGTACTAGAACGCTACGGACAAGAATACACAGAAGAAGATAAAATGGAGAAAGTTCATGCTATGCGTCTTAGAATGGTCAACAGTCCTGACTTCAACGACAAAAACATCTGGGGAGCAATCCTCTACCAAGACACAGTTACACGTGGAATGGTTAACATCTTGGATGAAAAAGGTATTGACACGTTCTTAAAGATTGATAGCGGATGCAACGAAGATGGAACACTCAAACAGTTTCCTGTAAAACAAATGCTAGAATGGGCTACTAATGGCATTGGTCCTAAAATCTACGGCACTAAGATGCGTAGTATTGTACACGGTACAGGAATGGTACATCCTGTACTCAAACAACAGTTTACACTTGCTCGTACTATTTGGGACTATGGGCTTGTGCCTATTATTGAACCAGAAGTGCCCATTGATCATCCTATCAAAGCTGAAGTTGAAGACGCTCTTATGTATCACTTGCAAGAGTTCTTAGATGAATATCCAGGCAAATGTATTCTCAAACTAACACCCCCGGAAGTACCTAACTTGTATCACAACCTTACAGTGTTCCCTAATGTAGAACGTGTTGTGTTCCTTAGTGGCGGATATGCTACACAAGAAGCATGCCGTAGGCTTAGTGCTAATGCAGACGTTACTGCTAGTTTTTCAAGAGCATTATCAGAAGGACTGGCACATTTGCAAACAGATGCAGAGTTCAATGCAAAGATTAAACAGAACATTAAAATGATAACAGAGGCATGTGTTGCTCAAACGCAACACAAATAAAACTATTATTACAGAAACCCCAAAAAACGCTCGAAACGATCGACAAAACGGAAGTAGATGTTATAATTACTATAGTGAAAGGGCAAGTGTGGTTACTTGCCCTTTACTATGTATACATATTAAAAAGGAACTAAAATATGCGTAATGTATTTATTACAACAGTAGCCGCTATGGCTATTTCAACAGCAGCATTTGCTGAAGACACAGTAACAAAAGTTACTCCAATGGTAGCAGCACCAGTACTATCAGGTGAAGTATCACTTGACTTTGCTGAAACAGCAAACGACAAGTTTGGTGGAACAATGGGTCTGGACCTAGGTGTAGATATGGGTGGATTAGCAACAGTTGATCTAGACTTTGTTGCAACAGACGGCAATGCAGTAACACTAGACACATGGGCAGTTGGCACAAGTGTAGCAGGCTTAGGTGTTGCATTTGGTGATGACCTAGGCGTAATGCCAGGCGCAGAAGGTGAGCAAACACTAGCAGCACCAGCAATGGCAGAAGCAGTACAAGTGACTGTAGGTGATGCAGTAGTTGCAGTAGGTCTTACAGACTGGACAACAGATGTAACAGACGTAAGCAACATTCAAGGCGCTTACACATTGAACGTAGCAAACCTAGATGTAACAGCAGCAGCTGACTACAACCTAGACAGTGAAAACACTGTACTAGGCGCAGGTGTAGGTGGACTAGACTTAGGCTTAG